ACTAGCCATGCCCGACCGCGCCTTGCTGCAACTTACAGAACCAAAACACACCAAAACCGACAGGTCTCGCCACACCGCAACTCTCCCCACCTAAACGTAACAAACCGTACCTAAACCGCCTTGACTAACCTCGCCGCGACTTGCCGTGCCATACACAACCGGAACTAGACCGCTTTACCATGACTTGCCTAAACAAAGCACATCAAGCCTCACCCTGACCGCCTTGCCGTGACTTGCCCAAACGTAACTGACTAGACCCAAACACATCGCACCGCAACACAACCGCCAAAACCGACCTCGCAATGCCAGCCCTAAACATACCTAAACCGCCGTGACCAAATGAATAGGGGCGGCAGGGAAAGGAAAACCCACCGCCCCTAAACTCGTTATGCTGCGCGCCGCAGACGCTCTTCCTGCAAAAACTGCATCAACTCAGCAGTCTGTTCGTCAGCGCATTCAGGCTGCTCCATGGCAAGCTTCTGGATATCACGCGCTTCATGCGTGATGTTGTCCCAGATTTCCTGATAGTCACCCATGTCTTCAGCACTAGCGACAGCAAAGGTACCGTAAGAGCCACGCCCCTTTTCCTGACGGAAATCACCGATACCTACCATAATTCCAGCGTTGCTCAACAACGACGAAATTGAATGGTTGCTAAAGGTAGGCGTATTAAAGTGAACGTCTACCTCTGCCACCCAATCAGGAAGGAAGGCGCGGGTACGCACATCCGGCGTCTTATTCATATCGGCAGAGCGCACGATGTCCATCTTGAGATAAGGCTTGCCCCAAATCTGGATCTTATCTTCCGGCATGAAAATGCCACGATTGACATTCGTCTTATTTACGCCAGCAGTTTCCAGTGCTGCCGTAGCCATTGCACCCTTGACGCCCGGTGCAGGGAAGCAGAGATAGGTATCACCAGTCTCCTTGGTGTACACACTCTCACGGAATTCCTGTTCCGGGTTGTGCTTGATTTCCTTCTTCTCAGCGGCAGTCTTCTTGCCACCACCGATCAGAAGATCACGCATAGCCTTGGAGGACATGCTATTAAAGTACAGCGGCGTCCGACCAATCATACGCAACTTAATCCGTCCCTGCTTTACGGTATGGATTTCGATAGTCCCAGCATCAGCTTTCTTTGCAACCATTTTTCTCTACTCCTTATTGGAAATGGTTTTCGCTTACGGGGGTATACCTAATAGCAAACACTGCATCCGTCAATGGGCTTTTTTGGTTTTTTTTAATTTTTTTTGCCACACTTATATGTGCCGCTTAATTATGCTTTAATATGCGGCATGACTTCAGGAGGGTAATATGAAAGAGAAAGTATTGATCATCCCGCGCAACGACGGCATGGCGGTCAGCGCAGGTGGCAAGGTATATGTTGTAGAGATGACAGCCGAACAAATGCTCGACATGGCATTGCGTTGTCAGCAGGTAGGAATGGAGATGCTGCGGAATGAACGCCGGGCTATGGAAGCCGAACAATTGTCCGTAAATCAGTCATAAAAGAAATCCGGCGACAGTTAGGGACTGCCGCCGGACACCAACCAAAAGAAAGGAATACACCTGACTTCCCAACCTTTATATGCAACTATTTCGTGCTTGTAAAGAGATAATTACACATTATCCCTCGCCGTTGTTGCTTCATACTCGCCACGGCTCATAGGCCCATCGACAGAGCCGAGCCAGACCCGACCTCCGGTAGTCGTCAACTGGAACTTGTCGATGCGTCCTGCATCCTGCAAATCCCTGACATATTTCTCCAACGAACTCTTGCTCGACCCGCGCAACACTTCTGGTGTATCCGCGTCCTCCGAACGCCTATGAACTGAATTAGCGCCAGCCATATGTGTCAGCGCGATACCACCATTCTCGCAATCAATGATCCACTGGTACATGGCCTCAAGCTTCTGTTCCAAAGCTGTGCCGCTATTCATTGCTGCGATCTCTTCTGTCCGATCAACCAGCAGGCCCGTGTTCATATCCCGAATGAAATGCCGAACATTTCGCATGGCAGGGCCATTTGATTTCACGACAGCCCCGTCGTAACAAGTGTTCCGTTGAAACGGCACACCAAGACGCTCACACATCTTCTTGGCCCGAACTGTATCGACCTGCCAAACAGCGAACGCCGAGCGCACACCATCAACCAGAGCAGATGTACCCCGAATCAGGTTACGAGCTTGCTCTGGCGTCTTAACCACTGCGTCTTCCTTGATCTTCGTCATGTGGTGACACAGCAGGACCGACGCGCCGGTTTCTGTGGCCATCTTAGCCAGCAGACCTGTAAGAGCAGCACCAGCAGCCGGATCAGCGTTTACGTCAGCATGTACGAAAGATGCGAGTGGATCGAACACAATAAGCTTCAGATTCTGCATCTGTAACACTTGTTCGTATATCTTCTCGAACTCTTCGGATGTCGAGAACTCACCATGATTCTCAGTCATAATCGGGAACACACCACCTACATTTGGTAGTGGCACCACTTTCAGATCATGGATGTAGCCATGCCTAGCCCCGAACGGATCCAAACGATCAATCCGGCGGTGCATCTCAGCCTCGTCATCCTCTGCCGTGAAGATCACTACGTTGCCGAACTCTTTGACCAGACCCCCGAAAGCTGTAGTCATTGGCTGACCCGATGCGATCTTCATGCCCATGTCGAGCGTCATCATGCCTTTGCCCGAGTCGCCAGCAGCAGCAAAGATAATCGGCACACCCATGGGGAATGTGCCTTCGATCAGGAACTTTTGTTCTGGTGCTTCGCCCGTAAACCTACCCACCGAGAACGTATCATCCAGCAGGTTGATGTTTGTCTTCGTGACTTTTGCTTTGGTGTTGAGGAAGGTTTCAATGTTGAAGCCTTCGCTTATGGCGTCCGATGCGTCCCACCCTTCGGGTTTGCCCATAGGCGGCGTCAACATCGTCACCGACTTCGCACCAGCAGCTAGAGCCAAGTCCTGAATCAGATCAGCCAACTTCTTGCCAGCCGGATCGTTGTCAGGCCACAGAATTACTTCTTTGCCCTGTAATGGAGAGAAGTCGAACTGTGCCGATGTCTTTTTGGTTAGCGCCCCTGCACCGCCAATGGTGCATGTCGCTGTGTATCCAGCTTCGTTCAGAGAGTCAGCGCACTTCTCACCCTCGACCCAAATCACCCGCTCCGATGCCAAAATGTTCGGGATGTTGTACATAGGCCGGATGTCAGGGAACTTGGAGTACCCGATGCCCTCAATGAATGGCCTGAACTCCTTCTTGGGCTTGCCATTGCTGTTCAGCATGGGTTGCCCGGTGATGTCCTTTACATTGTACCGGCGCACCGTAACCAGCACTTCGCCATCTGCATTGGTGTAGATGTACTGTGCGTCATACGGTGTGTTCGCGTTGTATTGTGTCTTGATCGGATGTTCGACAGGCCCGTTATCACGAACAATTTGTGGTTGAGCGTTGTCCAGATAGTCTGAGAACATCTCCTTGATCTCACCCATCTTCATGTCCCTGCCGTGCATCAGAATCTTCACGATGCCGCCTACCCCGACGCCACCGTTGAAGTCCTGCCCACGCATGAAGTGCGGCGACGCCGGATCAATGTCGATCTTCATCGACTTGCCAGCGTCACCAAGCAAGGAGCCGATGTAGAATGTCTTGCCATGAATACGCCCAGCAGGAAATGTATCCTGAAGGATGCGAATTTGTTCCGATTTCGGAACCTTCCTAGAAATTTCTTCGACTAATTCATGTGCAGAAACACTAGATGTTGTGTTGCCAAACCTTACCACACTCATTATATTGATCCCCATCAAGCATCAGTTTTACCTTTCGGGGCGGTTCATGCCGCCCCTTCTTTTTGCCAGCAAGTGTTACGGAACTCGCACCACTTACAAAGGTGAAAGTCGTCATTCTGCGCGATACGCGGAAGGATGTCATTACCTCTAGTAGCCTCTAATATTTGCACGGCCTTATCACTGGTCCTTTGTGCCAAATCAGAGTCAAACGGTACTAATTCTATGTAGACCTCGCTTGTGTTCTTGTTCAGAACTGTGAACACACAAGGGTTCTCAGCCAAATCCATATAGGCTTGGTACAGCGCGATCTGCGCTGCGTAGACCGGGTTAGCCTCCGCCACGCCTTTACGAACAAATTCGTTGAACTTCTTATCCGATGCGGACTTGCACTCCCATAGCATTGGATACGAGAGGTGTAATGGACCGGCACATATTACACCGTCGATGTGACCACGAACTTCGCCATCCGCCGTGTCGAATCCAAATTGTTCGCCATGTTTTTCTGTGCGCAGATCGAATCCAGCATCACGGAAGTACATAATCATCAGATCTTCGATGGTGTGACCAAGAGCAAATGTTCGTAAAGTCTTCGCAGGAAAGCCTTTGTCCTTGTCTTTCTGCTGCCCCATGTACCGATATTGAAGTTTACGAGCGCACGGATCACCGAGAGAAGAAGCGCCCAGATACTTACGTTCTGGTTGCTTGCGCTCTTTCTCAATGACAGCCCGATCTAACTCTTTGATGATTGCGGCTGCGTCTTCAGAAGGGGATGGTAGGTGGCTCTGGCTTGACGGAATTTTGGACGATCCGATCAAATAGCTCTGCAAGGTAAGGTTCTGTGTAGACATCTTCTAGCCCTTCTGTCTTCTTCGCAACAAAGATCAATCCGACCACTTCATCCTCTGTAAGATCAATCAGACGTTTATCCCACCCCACGGTTTCAAAATATTCTGCAATCCTCTTTAGTGGATTGTCTCCTGCTCCTTGTGCATTGCCATTGTTTTCAGCCATTCTTCGCCCTCCTCGTCAAAAGTAATCATCGCGGTCAGGTAATGATCCATATCAGGGATATCGACCACAACACTTACGCACTTGTATTGATCATCCTTATCTTCAGTAAAATCCAAGATTGCATCAACGACTTGACGCTTGATGCCATCAAGATCATCGCCATCTGAAAAGCTCATAAAGCAAGAAGTTTGGATAGCGTTCCCTTCTTTCCTATGAAACATGAAAGTAACTTCGCCCCTAATCATGCTGATTTTTCCCACTCTGAGATTACATTGTAGACGATGTTATCCACAAATTGCTTGTTCCATGCGTAGTTGAGCATACATGCGGCCCTGTACTTCGTCCACGAGAAGTCAATTGGACTAACGTTTACCCCCTGCCTAGACAACGCACTACGCTGCTTATCGCTCACAGGGTCATTCAACCAACGCTTTGTCTTCTTAGCCGAATCACCTGTTTCGTGCTGCCTCATGTAGTCATCTGCTGCGGCCATCACCTGACGCTTCGACCCGACAGAGATCAGCCTAACCCTACCGTTTGTCTTCTTCGTGACAGCCATAGATGTGCCATCGACCTCTGCGATCAGAGCAAAACAATTAAACCCAGTGGCTGCGAGACATGCCTGATTCCCGAACAAATCTACCCACCTGAATGGAGAGCGCTCCATCAGATCCACTTCGGTCATCTCAAAGTTGTCGAGAGGATCAGAGTCTGCCCCCTCAAACATGTGACCACAAAACGGACATTCACGAACGCCGAGCGGCACGATTGAGTCACACTCCGGGCAAACCTTTTCTGGTGCGTCACCAGCCGTTGCTTCGCCAGCGCCGTCAAGATCAACAGAGTCATCCAGTGATCCATGCGTCAGGACGGACGTTCCAAAGTCCATGACAATGCAGTCAGTCTTTACAACGCCGGGGAACTCTTCTTGATCAACCGTGCGCAGACCACGCCCGATCATCTGAACCATTGTGGATTTATATGAGCATGGCCGTGTCAGCACCACACAGGACACAGGCGGCGCATCGAACCCTTCGGTCAGGACAGCGACGTTTACCACCACCTGCGTCTCACCGTGCGCGAGATCGTGTAGAATCTCCTCACGTTCATCAGATGGTGTATTGCCTGTAACGACATGAGCGATAACGCCCTGCCTAACAAACTCCTCACACACATCTTCTGCGTGACGAATGGTTGAACAGAACACGATGGTCTTACGATCCCCGGCCTTGTCCAACCACTCTTCAACCACGCGCTTGTTGATAGCGCGACGGTTCATAATCTTTTCGACATCTGCCATGTCAAAGTCAGATGCAGTCTTGCGCACATCACGCAATTCATCTTGCACCCCGACATCCACAACGAATGTCTTGGGCGGCACAAGGAAGCCCTCGCGGATCAATGTGGCGATTTCGATCTGGTGGCTACAGTTCGTGAATACGTCCCGCAGACCCTTCTTGTCACCACGATTGGGGGTGGCGGTAAAGCCAACGACTTGCACCCCCTCATTGGCCTTCTTAGCGGCGTTAATGATACGTTGATATGTATCGGCTACAGTGTGGTGTGCTTCATCCACGACAATAAGATCAACCTTTGGCATTTGCTCAAGGTTGTTGTGGCGTGAAAGAGTTTGAACCATCGCAAATACTGCGTCGCCGCCCCAATCTTTTTGTGAAGCGTTGACGTAACTTGCGGACAGTTCAGGGTTCACACGTTGAAATTTCGTGGAGTTTTGTGAAACCAACTCGTCACGATGCTGCAAGATCAAAACATCTTTGGACACATCACGGCGCTTGCCCACCAGAGCGGAAAGCATGATTGTCTTCCCGGCTCCGGTGGGAGCGACTACGAGTGTGTTGCCATGTTTGTCCAGAGCATCAGCGGCATCATTGATTGCTACCTCCTGATACGGACGAAGCAACATGTTAGCCTACCCGAAACCTATATGCTGGCTTCTCGTAAGCACGAACAATCTTAATTCCGCTCTTCTTGATCATAGCGATTTCTTGATAGATCGTGCCTTTGGACTTGCCTGTCTTTTTCACGATCTCAGAGACTGTGGCCCCCCTCTTACGAGAAATCATAAGAAAGGTTGAACGACAGAATTTTGGAATCTGAGTATCGTTAGGCAGCTTGACGATGGTGGGGGGATTTACGGCCCCGGCTCCCCCCTTGCCGAGTTTGACGACCTCACGAGGG